ATTTGGTGTAGATTGCCGAGAGATTGGCTCCAGCCGCATTGGCAGCACCGGCATCGACGACTTTCTCGCCGATATCGAATGATCCGCCCTTGGGGAATATATTTGAAAGATACAGGATGCCGATGATGTTCTTGTTGACCGGCTCGGTGACATAGGACTCGACAGTCGCTCGCGTTCCCGAGGCGATGCCGACGATCTCCTTGCCGACCAATGATGCGGCCAGCGGAGCATCTGAAATTTCGACATAGTACGGCTCATTCCACGTACCATCCGAGGCTCGAATGACATCACGGCCAGGAAGGTACAGGTTCATGTCCTCGTCATAGATCAGCTTGAAGAGGAGCTTGAAGCACTGGAGCGAACTCTTGGACCGGTACACGTCGAGAACGTGCTTGAGGAGGAGCCGCTTGTTGATGATGACATCGAACGGAATACCGTACAGATACTTCTTCTGGAAGTAATACAGGAATTCGTCAAGCGTATCGTCGATGTCACGCAGGTTCAAGAAGTCACGGAGGGCACGCGTCGGCTTACCGGACTCTTCCATCCATTCGTAATAGGCCTTGACGAACTCAATGAACACCGGGCCTTCTTCGTTATAGAAGGCCGGGAATTGAGCCCGAATGAGGTTACTGATTTTCGATTCGATGACTTCGTTCATTAGCTCTGTTTCTCGACAACCGTAACGGTAATGTCATCAGGTGAGATCATGAGGATACGGTTCTTGTTGACAATGATGTCCTTGGAAATGATCGTCGCAAAGATGGAAATATGGTCGGTATAGTCCGAGACACGGAGTTTGTTGATCGTCACCTTTCCCTTGGTGTGATCGACCGATCCGACATCGTTATTTATCATGACTTCATCGCCATTCGAGGTCGTCATGACCACCAATTTGCCCTGACCGTTATCCTTCACATAGCTGTCCGTGAAGTTGTTGCCATCATCGTCCTGATACGTAAAGATCGATGAAACCACGACAGGATGATCGGTATCGGCCCTCCGAGCTGGATGGAATTGGTTTCCATACTCCAGGACATAGGACTCCTGGTAATTGATGCGAGGAGCGATACGCTTGGCCAGTCGTGTCGTCGTGTCGTTCGATACAATCGAAACGTCGGCATCGTCGATCTCTCGCACGAACTTGGAATACCGGAAGTCCTCGCCGAACTTCTCCAGGTTATTGGTCGCATAATCCGAGATCGTGGATTCGACGATACCCCTAATTTCGTTGGCCGTCTTGGATGTCAGATACTTGTCATACTGGACCTGGGTCGTCACCTCGGCATACAGATATTCAGGATCGTCGATAATGACACGCGTGGGGATCGACACATAATTGAGGAGCCACAGGGCGATCTCGTTCTTGAGGAGATCAGGTGCAATCGTTCCGTTCTTGGGCTTGAGGGCCACGACGACGCGTCCATACAGCTTGGGTTCGAGCTGTTCGCCACCATACACGGTCACGTCGTCAATCGATCCACCGTACCGGGACAGAATGAGAGATGAGTAATCGTCCGTCGCAACGGCTCGCTGCTGGGTCGCAAAGTACCGTGGGGCATATCGCCTGATCGACTCGTTGGTCTCGGGTGCACCACCGCCAGCCGCTGCCTCCAAGACTTCGACCGACTGCACCGAGGTCAGTTCATCTGAACCGGTTGGATCGAAGTCAAGCGAGAATTCAGCCGCCCCATTGGGGGCTGAACCAGCCGAGACGCGATAGTCGATGACAATAACCGAATTGTTCTTGGGCTGACGACCAAAGATGTTGTCGCCAAACAGCACTTCATAGTAGCCATTGAGGCCCATCTGAAGGAAGAAGACTTTTGAGTCGTCCTTGATGCCCAGGAGCGTATCGGTTCGCGTGTACACTGAGCCGACCTGTGCTCCATCCTCATACACGACGACAGTGATCGAATCGACATCGACATTCTTGTTGGTGATACGGAAACGCTGGTTCTCGATATTGGGGAGAAACGGATACGAGTCCTTGATATAGATGCCTTCGTAAATGTCGGTCGTGAATTGGAATGTTGTATTGGACGATGACACCGTAAGTGTCTCGGGCAGCGTGAAGACATAGGACGTATTCTTGACCAGGGCCGTCAGGGGCGATCCCTTGAAGATCGTGTAAGGGGCCGACTCACCGGTTGCCGTGAACGTGCAGGTAATGCGAGCCTTGGATGATTTGGTCGAACGCGGAAGATAGTTCAGTTCCTTGGCATGCGAGGCAATGACACCACGAAGCTGGGCTGAGTCCAGGAAGGCCTCAGAGAACAGCATATTAGTCAGGAAGGCGTTCTTATGGGTGTTATAGGCCAGCAGCTCGGTCAGGAGCTTGAGGTTCGAGCCTTCGAAGTCGTAATCCTTGAATACCGGATGTTCCGACAGGAATGCCTTGAGATCGGCAATCTGTGTGTCGAAATCCAGATCAACGACATTGAATGAGGTGTTGGCCATTTAGCGGACCCTTTGAACCGTGAGTGATGTTTGAAATAGTTCTCCCGGGATATTTATGACCGAGAAGATGATTGTCGTGTCGTATCCATTGCCATCCAGGTTCTCGGCGATCCTGATGTCATGCACGACGGCCCGGGGCTCATAGGCACAGGCCTCCTTGAGCTGAATTTTCAGGATTTCAAGGGTCGTCGGATCATATGGTTCGAAGAGTGACTGGTTGATCTTCGATCCCTTGTTGGAGTCATAGAAACGCTCACCGACCTGGGTGAGGACGATGTTCCGCAGGGACTGCTTGACTGACTCCTCATTCGTCACCTTTCCCAGGATTTTGGTAATGGGATTTTTGTCAAAGTTATTGAGGAAGTCGGAATAGACCTCGACTTTCTTACGTTCGAGTGTAAACTTGTCGGCTCGTGAAATGACACTAACTCCTTAGACCGAGATAAGAACCTTTTCCATTTTCACGGTCGTATTCGACGACGTGGGTGTGAACTGGACCAGGATGTGAGTGGTATTGGATGTCGTTGAAAATAGACCAAGCGAGGTGTTCGTATACATCACCCCATATTCAACCGAGAATGGTGTTCCATCATTATGTATCACGGAGAGCGATGCCGTATGGTAGGCATTGGCGTTATTGTCCTTGATCGAGGCGAAATAACGTGCCGAGCGATACGACGCCTTGGCAAAAGCATCGACGTTTTGGGCCGAGGTGCCAGTCGTCGTGACGATGACATACTCCTGGGTGATGCCACCGAGGCTGTTCTTGGCATTGGCGGTCGCATTACCGAACGTGACATTGGTATTGAACGTCCAGTTGCCCGTGATCGTGAAGTCGCCCGAGGTATTCGCGACATTGGCCCCCAGACGGGCATACGGAAGTGTTCCAGAGCCCATGTTCGAGGCATTGGTGAAGTAGGCGGTGTTCGAGCCTTCTAGGAAGTTGGCGTTGTTGGCCGAGAGGGTGCCGATATAGGACGAGTTGACAAAGACGCCCGAGGAGTTGACCACGAGGCCTGTATTGCCATTAACGAACACGCCAGAGGAATTCGAAACGATACCATTATTGGCCAGTACGTAAGTGGCTGAGTTCGACGCCAGTGTTCCGATGTATGTCGCATTGACGAAAACGCCGGACGAATTGACAACCAATCCTGTATTGCCATTGACGAACACACCAGACGAGTTGGAGATGATGCCGTTGTTGGCCAGAACATAGGTGGCCGAATTAGCGGCTAGTGAGGCGATATAGGTTGCATTGACAAACAGGCCAGACGAATTGGCTACGAGACCTGTATTGCTCTGAACGAATACACCGGACGAATTGACGACGAGACCGGTGTTGCCATTGACAAAGACGCCAGAGGAATTCGAAACGATACCGTTATTGGCAAGGATATAGGTCGCATAATTGGCCGACAGCTTGGCAACATTGGCCGACAATCCTGCTGTTGTCTGATAACCTGCTGCTGCTGTACCTCCCAAGTAATCGGCGTTGTTGGCTGATGTGGCATAGGTTGCTGAACCGGCAGTCGTGGCCGCAGTCGCTAGTGTGGCGAGAGTAGCTGTAGCCGCCGAGTTGACATTCAGATCAGCTTCGCTCTTCCCGTACGCATAGGTTGAGTTGTTGGCAAAGGACGCCGAATTGACGTTCAGTGCCCCCTCGGACTTACCGAATGCATGGGTCGCGTTATTGGATGTGAGGGTGGCCACATTGGCTGACAGACCAGCCGTCGTCTGGTAGCCAGCAGCGGGTGTTCCGCCGAGATTGGTGGCATCGTTGGCCGTGAGGGCCGATGTCGCCGAGGCAGCAGAATTGACGTTCAGGGCACCTTCGGTCTTGGAAAACGCGTGTGTCGCGTTATTGACCGTCAGGGGTGTTACGACAGACGTATCAAGAAAGAGACCTGAGGAATTGGCAACGA